GCACCTCATATCCCAGGAGAGTGGACAAAATTCATCCCCTCAGTTCACCACGTCCGTGCGCCGCACGGCGCGCACCTTGAGATCGACCTGGCGGCCGATCTCATCGACCACCACCACGTCGAACACGCGGTCGGCCGGCGGCGCCTGCACGTCAGCGGCGAGACCGTCCACCGGATAGAGGATGCGGTCGCGCGGCGAGAGCGGGCGGAATGCCGCCGGGATAGCGAGAAAGCGGAGGACGAACGTCTGCTCCTGATCCGCCATGCGGCCGGCGGCAGATACGCGCTCATCGCCACGGGTCGGCGTGACCTGGGCCGGAACACGCGCTGCGATGTCGACCCACGTCGAGACCGGCTCGCCGGAGGCGGACTGCGTCATCGTCGCGCGCTGGATGGTGATGAGGCGATCGTAGCGGCCAGACTGCACGTCAGTACACCTTGAGCGGCGCAAGCATGTTCAGGATATGATCCGGGAGCTTGGCAACAATCGTTCCGGTGACGAACTCCGCACGGACGTCGAACAGCGCCCCAAGCGCCAGATGCAAGCGAGCCTTGATCCTTTTCGGCAAGCTGTCACCACCCTCCGCATCAGGGTCGTAGCCGCACTGGTAGCGCACCAGCACGGACCGCTCATCGGCCCGAGCGGCGGGCCACGACCGGCCGAACGACGGCGCGATCTCAGCCGGCCATTCGCCATTGTCGAGGACACGAAAATCCGCGCCCTCGACCATCATTCGGATTTCGCCGTCACCGTCGACATAGGTCAGGCTTTCGACACCGATCAGCGGCGGATAGTCGAGGGTGATCGCACCGCACGGAAAGCCGTCTAGACGCAGCTCGCGAGTTTGCGGGCGGAGCGCCCGCTGCAGCATGCTTTCGGTCTGCTCAGCGAGCGCCGCGATCAGCGTCTCGATCAGATCGTCCTCATCGTCGTACGGGACCTTCAGGTAGGATTTCGCCTCGGCGAGGCTGAGGACCGGCGCCGAGGCGTAGTCCGGTGCCGTGATGACGACGGACGAGGGCATCTGATCAGTCCACCAGGACGTGAAACGTGCCGGCCTTGGCGTTGCCGCCCTGGGCGATGGTGATTTTGACGCGGTCGCTCGCGAGCGCAATGCGATCCTGAACGGCGGTGCCGCCGGCCGCAAAGAGCGAGGCCGCGCCGACCTGCGAATGCGTCGCCATGCGCGGGGCGCGGACGGCAGAGGCATTGACGTTCGATTCCGTCCACAAGCCGATGCCCGTAGCCTCGCCGGCGATGGTGAAATCGACACCGTCGTCGAAGCCGCCGCTCGCCGGCTTGACATACTCGATCTGATGGATCTTGCCGGAGAGCCGCGGCGTATAGACCGTGGCCGTGCCATCGGCCGCCGTGGTCACCGGCACCTTGAAGCGTCGCATGTATTGATCCTTTGCTGTGTAGGACTCTTGCGAGCGCGGACCTGCTCACCGCGCTTGTTCTTTCGGACCAGGTCAGCCTTGTTTTGCGGCGGAGGCAGAGCCTTTGCGCTCGACGGCCCAGAGGGCTCGGCATCGGCGGGGGCAAATAGATGCGGCGTCTTCTCCAGAAGCTCGCGGCCGCGCGCGTCGCTGACCTCGAACCGCTCGCCCTCGCGCAGACTGTCGCTCTTGACGCCGCTCAGATGCACCTGGTCCTTCGCCACCAGCCACATGATCGGATGCTCCATTGATGGGGGATGCCGTGCGGCGCCTTGGCCGGACGGCACCGATCAGTCGATCACGCCGCAGGTCAGGCAGCGAGAGCGGCGGCGAAGGAGCCCTTGATAAACGCCTCCGGCCGGTAGACGGCGAGGGCCAAGCGCTCCTCCGCCCGGATGGTGACCAGGTTCTTCCGGAAATTGTCGCTGTCCTCGGTGGACAGCTCGACCGTGGCATCCTCGCGGTCAAAGATTTGAGCGCCAAGGCGGAAGGCGCCGGTCAGAAACTTGTCGACCGTCATCGCCGGCGTCTCGATCACCGGGAGCCGCCACAGGCGCGGCTCGGCGCCGCCCTGCGGGTTGGCGAACAGATACGCGCCATCCTCCGTCTTGGTCAGCTCAATATCGGCCCAGTCGGACGGATGCAGCACGATGCCGTTGGCGGGATATTCCGCCAGCACCGCCTGCAGGATGGCCAGGCGGATCACATCGATCTTGGTCAGGTTGCCGGCCGCCGTCGGCTCGATCGGCGCGGCGTACGCCGTCGCCTGGGTGTAGATGCCATTGAGGTCGGTGCCGGTGCCGCCGCCGTTGAGCAGCTGGTTTTCCTCGACATAGCGGAGGCCGTAGCGCAGCCGCCCATCGATGTAGGACTGCAGCTGCGGCACGTCGTCGAGGATCTGCTTGGTCGCGATCACCCAATGGGCAATCGTCGTCACCGCCGTGGTCACGATGTCGAACTTGATATCGGACTGCGGCTTCGCGGCGCCGGCCGTCTCGCTCACGGTCGCAGCACTGTTCGTGAAGCCGGTCTCCTTGACGTACTGGATCGCATTGGACGACGTGGTGCCCGGCGTCAGCAGGTCACGAATGGTCATGCGGCGCTCGGGCGGCGCGATGATGCCGGGCTGGCGCTGCGGCACGATCAGGTCTCCGGCCGAGCCGTCGGCGTCGGTGGTCAGCGCCGAGATGATCGCCTTGAGCTTCATGCTCGCAGTGCCGCGGCCCGGCTTCGACTTGAGGAAATGCTTGACGTCGTCGCTCTCAACGAACTGCTGACCGATAGACTTGCGGCCCTGCGGCTCCGAGCTGCGGCGGGCGAGCTTCTGCTCGACCTCGGACAGGCGAGCGCTGATCTCATTGTGCTTGACCAGCGACTCGTCCGCCGCCTTCTTGGTGTCCTCAGTCAATTTGCCGAGGTTCTTGATTTCAGCCTGAGTGGCCTCAGCCTGCTTCTTGACGTCATCGGCCGCCTTCTTCAGCTCGGTTGACAGGCCCTGCAGCTCTTTCTCCAGGGCGGCGACGCCGCCGCCCGCGTCGGCCGCATAGGTGGCGAGGTCGTGCGAGGTGAGGCCGTGAGCGATGACAATATCGCCGCCGAGCAGCAGCAAGACGACAGCGATCAAGATCGCGGCGAGGCCCGCCGCGATGAGATACCGCTTGTTCATGGTTGAGTCCTTCAGCTTGCCTTGATGAGAGAGCGCAGGGACGCAAGCGCGTCCTCGACTGCGGATTTCGCCTCGACGCCCTCGGACTCGCTCCGGAGCAGATGCGACAGGCCACGATTGGCGATTGCCGTGGCCTGTGTCTTCGAGAACCCTGCCTCGCGCAGGAACCTCTCGAAATCGGGGAGCGACGGCAGAGCGCCGTCGACCAGGGCCTGTTTCACGGCATCGATCCGCGCCCGGCGGTTGGCCGGAAACGACACGATCGAGACCTCTAGCAGGTCCAGCTTGATGAGCTTGCGCGCCTCGCCATTCTGGGCCGGCTCGGTGTCGATCTCGCGATAGCCGATCGACAGGCCCTGCACGGCGCCGGCCCTGAGCATGATCGCGGCCTCGTCGGCTCGGCGCACGCCCTTGAGCAGCGTGCCCTTGCCCCAAAGCCCCTTGGCGTCTTCGGCCAGGTCGTCCCACACCCCGACCGGCTCATCCGGATTGTGCTGCCACAGCATCAGGGGCTTGGTGCCCTCGCGCTTGTGGCGCGCGAGCGATTCAACGAACGCCCCAGGCAGCACCACCTCATTGTAGCTGTCGCGCACGCCGTAGACGCTCGCATACCCCTCGAACGTGCCGGCGGTTTCGTCGATCGCCTTGACCTTCAAGGCGAAGTCTTTCGTCTTCATGGGTCACTCCGGGATCGGTTCGCCGGGCGCCGGCTGAACACGCGAGGTGCGCTGGCCTGCCATTTCGAGCGGGACCATGGTCGAATTCACGAAGAGCTGGTCGCCGCCCGGCATAGGCGGACGATTGTCCTTCTTGCGGCCCTCGTTCGGCGTCATCTGCGCAAACTGGACCATCTTGGCAATGAACTCGGCACGCGCGGCCGTATCGGCGCGGAGCAGGGCGTTGCGGTCGAACTCCGCATAGAACCGTTGACGCTCGGGAGCGGCAAGAAGACGCTTTGTCACCGAGCGCTCGATCATCGTCATGAACGCATCGAGGCCGAGGGTCAGCCACGACAGAATGATGTTTTCGACGCCGCTGCCCCACATCGTCTGGCCTTCTGCGGCGTGGCCGACAAGGATCGGAGGCGTGCCCATAAACCTGCAAATGTCCTCGACGTTGAACCTCCGAGACAGCAGCATCTCCGCGTCCTTCGGCGTGATGTTGATGGCCTGGTGGCTGAAGCCGGGCGGCAGCACGATCTGTCGGCCCTCGCCCTCGGGGCCTTCCATCTTCTTGATGTAGTTTTCGTGGAACTGCTTGCGCTGGGTTTCGTTCATGTCCACCGGAGCGGTGAAAATCCCCGTGGCGCGGAGACCTGTGCCATAGACACGTGCAGCGGCTTCTTCTGTCGCGAGGGCGCCGCCGAGCGTTTCCCGCGCGAATGCCAGCGGAGACAGGCCAAGATCGCCACCGAACCCCCAGCCGCGGGTGTGCAGCACCTTGTCTTGCGGCAGCTCCTCCTGCTTGCCGCGATCCGTAAACAGGTAGACGAGATCGGCGCCGCGCTCCCGCCGCGTCGGCCGCACGTC